AAAAAACTTTTCTGAGAAGATAAACGCCAGCAGGTACTCCGTGACCCTTAACAGGGGAGAAGCTACTGAGGAAACCGTAGAGGTTGCGTCAAGAAGCGGCGCTGTTTTGACGTTAGCGTCAAACTCGGACGTATTTCCTGTAGATTCTGAGTCTCGTCTTAAATACAAACACTTTGAAGGTGAGAGTGTTGAGGTAGCGAACCTTAATTACAGCACCACGGGCAGTTATTTCGTACTAGACTCGAATGGTGCTGTGGAAGGAACTGCTGACGCTGACTCTACCCTAACCACTCTTAACGACGACCAGGCAGCGTTTGTTGCTGCAAACGAGTCTACGCTGGGTAGTGGTGCTGGTGACGTAGTTGATGGTGATGAGATAGAAATAACCGATACTTCGTCAGACCTGCTTGGTAAACGAGTCGCGGTTAAGCAGCGTAATAGTGCAACACAGCTTACTTTAGATCCTGGTTTTGACACCACCATGGCAGGTTTAAAGTACAAGATACGCAAGAAATACAAACCTACTTCTGGCACGTCAAAAGACAATAAGATTTACGTTGCTGACGCTAGAGGGTTCCCTGCATCCAACTTCTCCGTAATCCTAGATCGAGGGAAGTGCAATGAAGAAGTGCTTTGGATAAGTACTAACACTATGTTTAGTGGAACAAACGTTGGCGTGTTTACTATTGCCAATAACGAGAATGGTACTCCATCGTCCCCAATAGCTAGTGTTACTAAAGAGCACGACTTTGGTGTGACTGTAGAGCCTGCTCAGGTTCTTATTGAAAGTTGTAAATGGTCTATTATTGAGACCAAAGCGACAGGCGAGTTTACAGTCGCATTTAGTGAGGGGTGTAAGCCTGACCACGATATAAAAGCTTTTTATATACACGAGCAAATAGACTCTACTAAATTTACAAACGCCAAAGCGACTGAACCGTCTGTTCCTTTAGCTACTACAGTGACTAACGCAATTACGAATGCGTCTACTCAAATTGAAGTGTCGTTAGATGATTTGAATGATAAGTTAAGAGATTTAGACTCTGAATCCCCTCAAAATATATTTAGGTCTGTAAAGATTGTCAGTGGCTCAGATGCGTCTGTTACGGACAATTTATTTCTCACTAAAGAACTTACATATACGACCATTGCGAACGGAACAACTTCTGTTCCTGGTAATTACCCAGCTACAGGAGACTTTACAAAAACAGATACTATTACTGTAGAAGACGTTAGCAATTTTACAGTTGGAGACACTGTAGTTATCTCTAAGAAAGGATCTGGAACAGAAGAGCAAGCTGAAATAGTACAAAAACAATCTATTACAATATCTGGGGTAACGTATAAACGTTTGAAATTAGATAAAAAACTTACAAGCCCACACTTTATTGGAGATACAGTCCACAGAGACCCTGCAAAAGTAGGTATTGCGTATGCAGATAACATCGGCGCAACGAGTTACCCAGTAGGCTCGAAAGTATCTCTTCTATTTCTTGAAGATGAGTTTGGGTACCCGTCTAACCTATTAGGTCAGATAAACCAAGTAACTATAAGCGCAGACTTATCTACGACAGTCCTTGAAGATAATTCAAAAACATTCCACCCGTCTTTAGTAGGCCAAGTTCTTGTCATAATTGACGGGGCTAATGCAGGTGAAGAACGTGTAATTACAAAAGTTCAAGGTAAAGGAAATCATCAACTAGTTGTCGGAACAGCATTTAGTAATGCCATAACCTCAAAAGTTAAGTACAAGATAAAGTCATTAGTACAGTTAGGCGATGTTAACGCTATGGTTTCGAATGCCGCAGGTACAGCGCAAGTATTTAACCCTATTTTTGCAGGGTCATACGTGTACGCAGGAAGTGACGATCTATACACGACAGTAGACCAACCTTCGCACATAAGTACCAGCTTACCAGACACTCATATAGAGACGGGAACGCTGTCAGACGGGACTTCTAAAACAACCGCAATGTTTAGAATTCCAGCACCTCAAAAGTTAATTGCCACCCCAAAACTTTCTGTGTCCAAAGCAACACAAAGTCTAACCGAAAATCAACTTCCAGGTGACGATAATTACTTAGAGTTCATACACGATAGTAATCAAAACTTCACTACACTTGGCGTTGCTGTTGATGATGAAATTGAGTTTTTAGGCCCAAATGATCACCAAAACTACAAACAAAAAACTACTGTAGTTAGTGTTGAAAACGACAATCTTTTAAAAGTTTCTAAAATGGACTATGAGATTAAACAGTTTTCTTACTACAGAATTCACGGAAAATCTTTAGGTGCAGATGGTAAGCCTGTCGTTGCTCTAAACGTAGGAGCCACAGCGCCCGTTAAATTATACATAGATGACGCTACGTTGTTCCCAAGAGGCTTACAAAATCCATTTACCATTCAAGTAGGGGATGGACCAGAGACAACAGAAAGATTTGAAGTTGTTGATGTAAATAACCAAGAAGGTTGGATTCAATTAAACGCTATTGAAACTGTGCAACACGATCACACGGTAGGTGAGAGAGTAGCTCTTGAGGTAAAACACCTCTGCATTAACGGAGATACAGTCGGATGGCCCAATAAAGGGGCCATTTACTTAGATTATGGATCTAGGGGCGGTGTTCTTTGTAAGACTGACTTAAAAATAGATGGGCGAGGAGCAACTGTCGTTATTCTTGCTGACGGCACACGCAGATTAACCGATAAAAGTGAAAATTTTCAATCTGCGTATGGTCCTGAAAACAAAAATGCTCTGCTAGGGTATAAAGTTATAATAGGATCTGAGGAAGCCACGATAATAGATGTTCTTAACGATAATAACATCGTAACTTCTTCCGGTCTGAGCGCCGGTACAAACTTAATTTATACAATAGTAAGCCCTGGAGTGCAGTCTTTAGTTGATAATAGTGAGCCTGGAAGTCGATTAGGTCTGTCAGGAGGTATACTTACCGCCACAGATGTCGCTTCTGACGGGGGAGATGACTTTCCAGCAGGAACCACTGAGTTCAGTGGGTCTAACGACTTCAAAGTCGGAGGTATTCGGCATGGAGGAGCCTTCGAAGAATACGTTGAGTATTCTGCCAAAGATGGTAGGGTACTAACGTTAAAGGATACTGAAAATATTGGGCGTGTATTTGAGTATTCACACCCGAGCGGTACAGAGATTATTTTAACTTCAGGTCAATTTAGTACAAATGCCGATGGCAGTGACCACAGACCTTATTTAGGTGGAAGTTTTCTTGAAGTTATATTAAATCAGAATATAACAAATTTACCAAATTTGCTTAGGGCCGCTGGCATAGAGTTTAAGTCTGAGCAAACAGAGTTGGGATGTTAAAATGCCTAAAGAATTAAATTTATTTCCTAATCAACGTATAGACCTTGAGGATTTGAGATACGGAACTCGTACTTTTACGGTCGATTCCCTCAAAGATCACGTACATAGGCTATTTAGCGGCGATTATAGTGGTGGGTTTGTTTTAGAAGGGTTTCGCGTAGAGATATCTAACGCCGCAACCAGGATGATAACGGTCCATAATGGTCTGGCCCTAGATAGAGAGGGTCGCTTGATTACCTTTGAAGAGGGATCAAACTTCAAAAACAACTCCGACGCATCATCCCCATCAACTCAACTTACATCAACCCCAGGTACGTACTGTGTTTATGTTGAGTTCCAACTTGTTGATAGTGCTAAAGACTCAAGAGCTTTTTGGGACCCAACATATGAAAATGCAGACATCGTGGACGCCCCTGGCGGTGATACACACTCTGCTCAAAAGGGTAAAGAGACCTTAATAGATGTACCTATCAGATTGTGCCGCTCTTACGATATTGGATTTCAATCTGGATCTTTTCCAGATTCGTCAGACCCAAACACACTTCGCATACCATTAGCCAGTGTAGTGGTTGCTAATGAAGCAATCAGCGTAGGCTCTACTGAAAAAGCACAAACAACAATTCTTAAGTCACCTAATGTTACGCTAGGTAATAGCATTACGGAACTCGTATGTTCTAATACGCGCCACTTCCCGACATCTGGTACTTTCTCTGTATACAATCAAGATACTGGTAGCCAAATTACGCTCAACTCAAAAACGTCTTTTGGGTACACTAATAATGACCGCTACAACGGGAAGATTACAGGTATTTCGTCGCTTCAAGAAAGCTCTGACGGAACCAATGAGATAATGGCTGGAGACCTGTTAGTGGCTACTACAGGTCCAGATTATTTAGTCGCAGGAAGTCAGTACGACAATCGACCCATGTTTTTCTCGTTCACAGATCCGTCGTCTGCTACGAGCGAGCCAACTGTAGGGTCTAAGTTTTCTGATGAAACAAGAAACCTTAGATATTTTTCTGGTAAAGCGTTAATCACAAATCCAGATCCTACTACACCAGCAACCACTACATATAATAACGATAGGGTCGTAACGCACCCTAGAAATCGTGTAGAAAACAACATAAAAAATTCTCAAGATTTCTTTAGAGTTCTTGGAACTCTTATCCGAGAGATGAAATACGGTAAGCCTATATCTATGACCGGTTTGGCCCAGGGTATTACCACTGATGATGACACTGCTATTACACACCAAGCAAAGAATAAACTGGTAGACACTAGTGAGTTTTTTACGGAAGACCACGAAGGTGCAACGGTAACGTTTACTAGTGGTAGTAACAATGGTCAATCTGCTGAAGTGTCTGCTGTTATTGGAGACCACGTACTTATATTCTCTACCTCGTTGAATAATAATGTAGCGGTTGGTGACGCTTACAAATTAGAAAAAGGAATACTTACTAGTGAGCAATATGTAGACACTCGTAAGATGGGGACCTTAACCGAGGTATACGACGCAAGAATTGATAAGTTAAATAGGACTTATCAAAGTAGCTTGCAGCACAAACTTCAAGCAAATAAACCATTTCTAATTACTATTGGCGACGGTATTAATTCTTTTGGTGACTATAACGTCAGCGGTTCCGAAGATATTGGCGCAGTAATAAACGATATTTTAGATAACACATCAGATTATACTAGCAGACAATTTGAGTATCTTGGTGGGACAATCTACGTTAAACGTGGGGAGTATATACTTACTTCGACGGCCAAAATAAGACCAAATATACATGTTAAAGGTGACGGACCAGACAATACTAAGATTACTGGTACCTACACAGCGGCGTCAGGTAGTAAAGATTGTTATTTTAATATTAAAGCTACTACAGCCGAAACTGGAGAAAGCAGAAAAACGATACCTGGAGTTAAATTTTCTGACATTTACTTAATAGGTAGAGCAGAAGGTTCTGATATAAGTGGGTCGCTTGGTGGTAATTCTGATGTAAACTCTGGCGGTCGAGATAGTATAATTCAAGCAAATGAAACTGAAGCAGTGTTTAACTTTACGTTAGACAACGTTCGAATCAAAGGTGGCTCGCTATACACAGCAATTAGTGGAGATGGTACCGGGGTAGGACAAGCAAAAAGCTCTGCGGTTATTTTAGGAAATTCTTCTCAAGAAACTGCGATGAGAGATATAAAAATTCTCAACTCTAGGTTTGAGGTTACCGGAAGAGGTATTAATTTCAATAACACTGCCAGGAACGTAAAGATCGATAACTGTACTTTTGTTTCTGAAGAGACTGATGGTGCGGATGATATTGGCGGTGACTTTAGCTTCGTCGGTATGGTTGAAGGTATTCGATTTGGCAAAGCTTCATCTAATGCATACGCCTACGGTGAAAACTCTTCAAAAGCTGGCGGTGCGATCTCAATTACCAATTGCGACTTTATGGGTCAGCAAACTAACATGACCAGTAGTGCCGAAAGAGGCTGGGTATACTTTGCATCGAGCTTGAAATGCCCGTCAGTTCGAGTATCTGGGTGTAATTTTGTTGGTGATGTATTAGGTAAAGATGAGTCACAAGGTTATCCCGCTGATTTTGACTATAAATCAGGGTTATGCATCCGAAACAATGCAGACATAACTCTTTTAGTTAATGATTGTCACTTTCATACAATAGATAGGGGATTAACTCTTACTGCGGGAAGAAATGTTTTAAAGTCTTGTATTTTTGAATCCGTTCAAGACGGTGTAACGGTAGATGATGGGGCATCTATAGCTGACTTTGACACCTCAAATGACGGTCTTATTGATATATCAGTAAATCTGCACGTAGAAGGGTGCAATTTCATAAACAATCTCGGCAGTTCAGTAAACACCATTGGCGGAACGGGCATAATATTAGGCGATATCTCTAGTAATACATCTCAATCAAGTAGAGTTACTGTTAAAAGTTGTGTTTTTGAAAACTCAAAGATTGCATTAGACTTATCATTACTTTCTACTGTTGCGACAACATCAGCGCAAGTTGCCGCAACAAATCCAACTGTTTATGACTTAATTGAAATATCGTCCTGCACATACAGAAATGTTAGTGCTGAAGTTGTGAAGATGGGTGCTACAGGCACAGCTTGTTTTGCTTCTGGAGCGCAAGGCACAGTAGGTACTAGTAATAAACAAAAATGGATTGTTAGAAACTTTAACTACAATAACAATGTACACCAACGCTGTAGTACTGGAGATTCAAACTGCGTAATGATTTCCGGTGGGCACGTCGTAGCTAATGGTAATATTTTTGACGGTTCGCAAAGAACAGTTAGTCAAGATTGCCTATACTTAATTGCTGGAGCTAGATCTTCTGAAGTGTGTGGAAATAGTTTCCAAGGTTTAGAAGGCGATTCAAGTTCTGTAAAAGTAACAGCGATTAAATTTGATGTTCCTTTTTGGAATACAACTTCGGATAACACGACCATTAATACTAATGATTACGTTACTGTTGTTATGAATGACAATAAAATTCTTTGTAGAGACAAGTCTGCTGCTGACGGACAAAATAACGGAATATTACTAACACCTTGGGGTCATGGTGTTATAGGTCAAAATGATCGAGTAAGCGTTGTTAATGGTACTTTTTTAAATAATGATTTTTCATTAACAAATATGAATTTTGGAATACTTGCTAGGCAAGACATTGGCGTTACATCTTCTGACCAACTTTCTACAAGCACAAACATCACTGGTACAACACTTCCTATGGAAGCAACAAAATATCGGAATTGGGAGTGGTTCTCGTTAAATTGTCAGAACAATAAGATTATGAGTTACTTTACTGATGGTGTTGGAAGTTTTGATGCACAGGGTAACGATTTATTTGCAACCTGGTCTTTTAGTGGTGGTTCCGAAAAGTGGTTTTTAACAGCAGGACCTGTGCAAGAAGGTATGACATACACAGCACAACAAACTGCACTCGGAAAATTAGTCGCGTTTATGGATATGCGATTTTGTAAAAAGCATGGGACAGTCAATATATCTAATAATATATTGCGGGACATGACAACGTCTGTTGTTAAAACAAGTCCGGTGGGTGCCTTAGGTATAAAAGATTTTAATACGTTAGTTGGTATACGTATACTAAGATTTCCAGGTACTTTAAATATATCAAACAATGTAATAGACGGGGCACCTCTAATCGTAAAACATACTTGGGGAGCCGGTTCAGAAGAGGCAACAGTAGCAGGCGGCATTCAGGGAGAGTTTATTTATACTCACGGTTATGGGCTTTGGCTTTCTGAAGGTAATAATGCAGATAGTAAACCTTGCAGAATGACCATCACTAATAATGACATAAATTGCACCACTCAAGGTTGTGCTGTAGATATATCAGGCGTACCAACAAACCTGAAACAAGAAAATAAAACTCCTGCTTTTTTCCCAAGCCTACACTTTGCTTGGAATACGGTTAGGGGTCTTTGTGATACGTCGAGTTATCACGGCCACTCTGGTGTGATTAGAATTTTTCCTAACTCTTTTGATGGCGGTAGAACCACTGTTTTTGTTGTGGACGATGATAAATCACTTAACGCTGGTTGGATGCGAACAAATAAATGGGAAGGCGAAATTAAACTGTATAATAATACTCTTTACGACACAATTTTCTACATAGACCCGGCTTCAGATGGGAAGAGTATAGATCATTGGGACGACACATACGGTGATAATGCTACTAATAATGTCGGTATTGTCATGTCAGGTAATACAAAAATTGTGCCTGGAGATCGTTTTCAACTGGTAGATCTTTGTGGGTTTACTGAAGATAGAGGTCGTGACTGGTTTGGTAGCACTGCAAATAAACCAAAAGACCCAGAATTAAACGATTCTGATAACGTATCGAGCAGTAGAAGAGATTCTCCGTTTATTGTGGTTGAGACAACCCTCGTTGTTACGGGTGATAAAACAGAGAGAAGACGTATTGTAAGAGGGACCCGAACTGAAGGCGACATCTACGATGCAAGTGGTATTTAGTCCGAATTAAAGGAGTTTTAACATGGGCGATATAATTAGTTTACTCAGTAATCATCCAGAAGTTGTTCTTCCTTTCTTCTTGAACGCCGTGGTTTCTGCCACAAAGAAATTTGTTGGTGTGAAAAGCATGAAAGAGATTGGACTCAACCGTTGGGTTGTCCCTGCCACAATGCTATTGGGGGTTGTCCTGGTGTACGCTCCCTTTACTGGAGAAAACTTCTTCTTTAAAGATGTGCCTCAAGGTGCGCTTTGGATTTATGGGGGCTGCATGGGATTTGTGGCTAATGGTCTATACGCTTTTCATAAGAAAACTCTTCTTGGCCGATAGGGTTGAGGAGAGGTCACGTCACACAATTGGTTAGATGCTTGCTAAGCGATTAGTAAAAAAGACACAAGGGTTCAAAATAATTTACTAGGTTGTCCATTAAAAACGGTTTTAAATATGATTGTATTAAATGTTTTATCTAAGTTTTTTAGTGGTGTATGGGAATTTTTAAAAAGTACCTTGTTTTCCAAAGAATGGTGGGACAAGTATTATTGGATTCCTGTCGCTTTCTTGGTTGGATTGATCCTGTGGATCCTGACTGGTGGGAAGAAAAGCCCAACAGAAAAGGTCATAGGCCGTCTCAACGACATCAAAAAATCAGAGCGAGAAAAAATTGCGAAGATTACGAAAGAATCGAATAAAAAAGACTCTAAGTTTGAAGACGAAGCTAAAAAACAAAAAGAACATATTCAGAAAGAAACTGACAGAAAAGTTAAAGACGCAGAAGATAACATAAAAGAAGAAAATAAAGCGTTGGAAGATGACAGTGATGCTGTCAATAATATACTCAACGATATATTGGACTAAATAATGCTTAAATTCGTCGCTATAGCCCTCCTGGTGTGCTTCCCTATCCCTACCCTTGCTGAAGGGCCTGTAAAGCTAATACGTGCTAATACAGCGGTCACATTTGATACAGACATGCAATGTATGAGTAACGCAACTGCGTTAAAGCTATATGGGAAGATAAAATTGTGTGAAGAAACTTGTGAGATAAAGTTAAAGGGTCTTTCGGACTTAAGACTTGTAGATCAAGATCTATTTGATAAAAAACTTCTAAATCAAGAAAACAAGTACCTAAGTATAATAAATGAAAAGGATAATTCGATAGAACTTCTGCAAAGCGAAGTTTTATTAAGTTTACAAAAAGATGATTTCTCTTGGTGGAAAGCTACTCTGGTGCTAGTTGGGGGTGTGGCCGTGGGGTCGGTAACCACGGCACTCGTCCTTCGTTACTCTAAGTAATAGGGGGGCACCAACCACACCAAGAGGATTGAATGAAAGTAGCTATATACGTTTTTTGTGCCGTGGCTTTTAGTTTAGGATACCTTATTTACTCAGAAGCATCCCGCAATAACTCGGGAAAGTAATGTGCCCCTCTTGCGGATATTGGGGGGCAAAGCATAAAAAATGGTGTAGGCAGTACGGACGCCATTAAGGTGAAGGAGCATTAAGTTGAAGAACAGCAAAGACCTTTACGAATCAACTTTAGTCTGGTTAGGAACTTGGAAAACTCCACACGGACTTACCCTAAATGGGTTTCATGTTTGGTCTAAGCAAGGTACTTGGTGCGGAGTTTACGAATCTTTCTTTCGTGCTCGTGCAGAAGCAAGCATGTGTGAAGCTTAAAGCTCAAATAAATCATTGAATAAGCTGATTTATCAGCGTATATGGGGTAGTATTCTTTAAGGATTACTACCCCTTTTTTATTATGTTTGAAGCAAGTGTATTAAAAGGTCAGTCTGGCAAAAAAAGCATGATTATTGCCTTAGACGACATATTTCCAGAGTGTGAGTCTCTCACTAAAGACACAAAACTGCCTAGATTAAGCTGTTGGATTACCCCCAACAGTTGTCACAAGGGAAACTACACCAGTTGTATGAGCATTCTCGTAGAACGTGCTTACCGCATATTCGACGCTATGCCAGACCTAGAACTGATGATACTGCATTGGTCGGCACATTACCCAGGTGCCCCAAAAAATGAAAGGCGTTGGGGAATGATACTAGATAGAGATGAAAATACGCAGATGAAAATAAGCCCTCTTAATAAGTGGGCGGTAAATAGTATAGAAAAAAGAATAGGCCAGAGACTAGCGGTGACCATGGATCTATAGCTTGACTTGGTAGTCTCTTGGTGGTATATAAAAGTTAACTTTTAAAAGGATATAGATAAAAATGCAATTGGATATTTATTCTAACTATACAGCTATAAGTGGCGTTTATGACTCAGATATTGTAGATCAAGCCACTCGGTTTAGGAAGAGTGGTTATCGCCACGTAGCTTCTTTTAAAAGCCGTCATTGGGACGGCTACACCAGATTATTTAGTAAGAATAAGGGTCTGTTCCCAACGGGCCTAAAAGATAGAGTTGTTCGTCAATACAAAAAGCACTACCCAGATGAACCTATAACAATTAATGACCACAGGGATTTTAAGTCTCCAAAACATATCCCAAAGGTAGAGGATGTCCCACTAAAGGAAGTCACTTTAAGAAAGCACCAGGTTCGGGCGGGTAATGCCATGATAAAGAAACGCCACGGTGTTCTTTGGGCAGCTACTAACTCTGGTAAGACGGAAACCGCAATCGCAGTCATAAAAGCTTTGGATTTACCAACACTCTTCTTGGTTAAGGGAAAAGATCTGGTTGCTCAAACGTACAAGAGATTTCAGAAACGTTTGGGGGAAGAGGATATTGGCTTAGTCATGTCTGACAAATGGGATGTTCGTAAGTTCACAGTAGCTTCTGCGGACACACTTGCAAGGAGACTCACTCCTCACAAACTTTCTGACAGTAGTAGAGAGCGGCAGGCGATGGTTAAAGAGTTATTGACCAGTGTTAACGTCGTAATCGTGGACGAGTGCCATACTGCGGCGTCAAAAGGCCTTTGGAACGTCGTCCGGTTTTGTGAAGCACCCTACAGGTATGGCCTTAGTGGAACGCCCTTTAAGCGCGGGGATAAGCAGGACTTGAAGCTCGTCGCTCTTACGGGTGAAGTTTGCTGTAAGATTACCAATAAGGAGATGATTGAAGACGGTGTCAGTGTCCCCACTGAGATCAAATTTTTTGATATTGACTCTCCCGATCTCACCAAGGTTAGGGACTATCAAGAGGCTTACGACCTCGGTATCGTAGGTAATGCTAACAGAAATAGAGTTATCTGTGAACTTACCGACCATTACTATACTCAAGGGAAATGCATCCTCATAATCGTTAAAAAGATTGACCACGGACATCGTCTTGATCATCTTCTCTACGAGTTCCGAGACGGTGCGTTTATACCCCACTACTTTATCCATGGCGACACCCCCCTTGATGAGCGCACTGAAAGAATTGAAGGTTTTTCCAATGGAATAACTCGTGTTCTGATTACCAGTAGTATTCTTGATCAAGGTGTTGATATTCCTAATATCGATGTCCTCATCTTCGCAGCAGGTGGTAACAGCTACATTCGGGCTATTCAAAGGGTTGGTCGCGGTTTACGGATGCATGAAGGTAAAGATAAACTCTCAGTTATAGATTTTTGCGACAGAACAAATAAGTATCTTGCTAAGCATAGTTTGGATCGAATTGAGAGTTATAAAAAGGAAAATTGTTTTGATATTGAAATTATTGATGATTTGAGTTCCATATGAATATTACAGAGTTAAAAAGCGGTGATGACATACTAATTACTTTGCTTAGGTCCCGTCCAGCAAACCCTGTTCGTGTGAGGGAAGAGACTATACACCGAACAAAGGATGCGTTTAAAAGGACTCCCAGATCTTTTACTGGTGGTAAAGGTATCGTATTAGCTAATGCGGATAAGATATTGACTATACGTTTTACTAGCAATACAGCCTCTAGCTTTGAAGGTGTTGCAGAGTTGCAGTACGAGGCCATACGGGACATTCACATATGGCAGGGTGAGACAAACGCAGATACTGTTGTTCTTAAAAGAAAGCTTGATTTTGAACTGGAGATACCCGTTGAGTTTCCACACACTATGCCTGCAACTAAAATTTACAGGAAGAAAGTGAACCTGTTATGGACAGATACAAAGTAAACCCAAGCTATAAGAAACGGCACGTTATTCCTAGATACGTCTGGCTTACCAGCGGAGTGGGTAACTATACTAACCAAAAGTCCGCAGAGTTCATAGCGAAGAAAGCCGCAGGTATAGACGAATTGTACTATGATGACGTATCTCGTATAGAGAAGTCCCCTTTTATTCTATGTACAAAAGATGAGTTCCTGGCACACGCTGCAAATAACAAAATATACAAGTATGGGACGCAGATATTTAGTACTGGCGCTTCTGCTATATCCGCGTGTGTTTCTGGCATATCTATGCCTGATTGGGGATATGTTTCATATGGTGCATATCGTGGGTCCTCAGTTGATAGAATTAAGCGATCTATATTGAAAGAGATGTGCTATGAATATGAGGCTGATAGACAGGGGATTCTCCCCAACCCAACTCAGTTGGTAGAACATGTCCAGTGTGCAGACGATAGAGAGTACTGTGTCCTGGTCGCAGCAATGATTATAGAGTAATTATGGCATACGGAACACCGATAGATATAAAGGACGTAACACCGCCTGAGACGGTCGAGATCATCCTACACCACAATTACCCTCTGAAGTACACCAGAAGCGGTCGTGGGGAGTTTTCTTGGGTGATTACGAAAAACACTACGTCTACTAGGTCAGAGGACATCACACACATGGTAGGGAGACTATCTAGTATTGATCTGGATGAGAAGAAGATCTACGTGTATGGAGGTCCGTATGCTGGGGCCGGTATGAGTCTGTCTTTAGTGGGTAGGGGTATACGTAAGGAAGCAAGTGCAGAGATACCGTTTAATTATATAGGACAACTGTGGCTTTTAAAGCAGATAGAAGTACCTGTTATATCTGAAAAGTATGGGCGACTAAGCACACAAAAGGTGCAGGTAAAGTTTTGAGTAAACTAGTACTTTATTACAATGATGATAATGATACGATAGAGCTTTTATTTAAAAACGATGATTTAAAAAGTTTCTTATCTACTTCTATACCTCAATCGAACAGAACTTGGTTTTCTAAAAAATCTTGTTGGGTGATTGTTCCAGATTCTCTGCCAGATGTCATTGCTTTTTCGAGGCACCTTTTTAACCAAATTGAATCAAGTTCTCTTCCAATAAACTATCAAAAAATTATACAAGATGTTTTACAAGATAATTATAATAAAAGTAAAAACAAGGTCAAAATCGACAAAAAATTTAACTCAAAGTACTCCCAACTTTACTTGTTAGACTCGGCTCCAAATTTTGTCGTAAAGGCAGCCTACAAGGCGCTTGTGAAGCACTACCATCCTGATGGGGATAATCCAGATCTGGAGAAATTTAGGAGCGTAAAAGACGCTTACGAGAATATCGTAAAGAGCTAATATTGTTATTTTTTGTAGTCTTTGAAATTAAACGCTTGACGAAAAGAATTTTTTGATCTACTGTTATTGAACTGGCTCTGATTTACTATTTAAAATCAACTAGTTATAAAAAACCCCGGCACCTAAGGGGGGTAAGGGCCGGGGTTAAAAGGTATAAACTGTTCATTGACAAGGTCTGGGGAACAATGCCAACAAGCACAGCGCACATCGTAGCCGAAGCAACAACATATCTAGGATTATCAGGCGACCTTCGTGGTATTGTCAAGAGTTATTTTTTTGATGGTCTTGTTCGAATCCAATCTCAAAGAAAACCTTTTCTTTTTGACCCTATATACGTAGTATATAGGGGTTTTTCTTTTGGTAAGATTTATAACTATATTGTTTTATTTATCCAACAAATCCTTACTCTCATCAAACACTACGTGTTTGATTCGTTACAGGCTATGTTGGATAGAGACGAATTTTCGACGCGCCCTTCGGGCTTGTCACAAATTGTCTCTAATCAAGGAGAATGGTCCGAATTATTTCTTTGGCCTTTTCTTTCTTTCAGCGGTGTTGTAGGTTCGAATTTATTGGCGTCAGTCACTAACAATTCAAAAAGCAGAGTCAGCGTCTCGATGAGTAATTTGAAAGGCACAGTATCGTCTCCCGACCCGGATGATGATGATAACAAGAAGCGACGTAATTCTGAGCAAGAAGAGTTCGTGTCGCACAAGAGTAAAAAAGTTAGCGAGCCAGAGCAATTTACAGCTTTCAAATCTAAGTCCAGAAAGTCGATCCATAACCCTAAAGACATCGTACACAGCGAAGATGAGTTTGTCTCGGAAATTCACACCAAAAACGTTACCGTTAGTGGTGCTGAAGTTATTGAATTTGTTAAGGCTTGTGAGAAGAAAATACAGGATTATAACGACCAGCCATACTACAAGTTGCTGCGTAATGGTGTGTTATCCAAGAAGCGTAGAACGTTTTATAAGTACGTTTTAGGCGCTGCCATCTGTAAGAATTATGGGTTGGACGTTAGACGTTTTATTGAGGCCCAGTACTACTATCACGACAATTGGAGAAGTAGTGCTCCGAACATTTCGTACATCGTCTCTTTGAATTCTCCCTGGAACTCAGTAGGTAGATACAAAAGTTACTGTGAAAAATTTAAAGATGATTTGAACTACTTTGATGACGGTATCGATAATGTTCAACAGTCGTATCGTACAAAGACAACCGATGTACAAATAGACAGTCCCAACTCTGACATGGTTCAGATTTACGAGGAAATGATTAACCATCAGATGCGAACGCAGGGATTGTCTAGAAAGCAGGTTCTTTGGATACTCGGTAATCCAGAGAGCGGTTATATTCCTTGGCAGTATTTAAAGAGCCTTCCGTTGTATCAGGAGCTTGTGGATGCACAAGCTTGGGGGAAGGAAGGTAAGAAAATGGCTTTTTATAGAAAAATAAAATCATATAGAGAATAAGACACATGGAAGCAGAAATTCTGGGGAATTTAAAAGAAGAATTTGATAGGGATTTTCAGAAGGGTATATTGTCGTTAATGTACAGGGACGTTAGGTTTCTGGCATATGCTAGTGATAACTTATCCCCGAAATACTTTTCAGATAAAGACCTGTCTTGGATGTACGCTACGATGCGAACGCATTTTAGGAACACCAGGGCTACGATTACGAAGAGATCTTTGATAGATCGAATTAAGATTTCGGTTAACAAGGGTGAGATAGACCGTGTTCGGGTAAAGTTCTTTCAGGAGTTATATAACTTCATGTGTGAGGATGACCTGACCGATGCGGGATATATCGAAGCTCGGGTTGTCACATTTGTTAAGAAAAACTTAATGAAAGAGGCTTTTGTAAAGGCTCAGGCAGTCTATCAGAAGGGTGAGTACGAGGACGTACCAAAGGTTTTTATCGAGGCCTTTCAGAAGGCTGATATCCAGTTTAAAACGGGACAGACCTACCCAGACGTAGAAGGGTACCAAGATAGGATAAGTAGGCGCTCTGTTAAGCGTAGGATTGTCCCTACGGGTATTCTTGAGTTGGACAGCTTCCTTCGTGGTGGAGGTCTTGGCGAGAAGGAGATGGGTGTAATACTTGCCCCTACCAATCGTGGTAAGTCGATGTTCCTGAAACACATAGCTGAATTCAATATGTTAAAGGGTCTTAAGGGAATTATCTTCACGTTAGAGATGAGTGAGGACAGGTACTTGGATCGTTTTGATATGAGTGTTTCTAACATGACTAGTACTGAGACATCAGAGCGTCCTGAGATGGTTGAGAGGCGTATTTTGGAGATGATGAACGACGAAAATGTAGGGAATGTTCACATCAAAGAGTACCCGACTAAGTCTGTGACGGTAGACAACCTGAGAAACTATGCTGACAACCTTAGAAGGACCGGGTTTTTCCCAGATTTTGTTGTAGTGGATTACGCAGACTTGTTGAAGTCTGGCCAGAAATTTAGTGAGGAGCGTCACAATCAATCACACATTTATAAGACGCTTCGCGGTTGGGCTGTAGACGAGCAGATACCTATTTGGACGGCTTCCCAGGCTAACCGGGGGTCTCTGAGCAAATCTCAAGTGACTGTAGCCGATATTTCCGAGGATTTTGGTAAGGCTATGATCGCTGACGTTATTGTGGGTCTTTGTCAAAACAAGAAAGAGAAAGAACAACAGGAGATGCGACTGTTCCTAGCTAAGAATAGAGACGGTACTTCTGGTACGGAGGTGACCATAAGCACTAATTTTGCTCATGGTAAATTTTATGATGCGTTATAAAGGATATTATTATTATGAAACTTGTATTTCCCTGCGAAGAGAAGCATCTAACATATGAACTTTATAGGATGTGCGATATTTTTGTGCCCGAGTACGATCCTTCAGAGATAAAGGTTCGCGTTGGTAAGGGTAAGTATAGCTACGCGGCACTGGCTATGTTGGATAGGAAAGAACTAGTAATATACCCCGCTTATCACTATAGGCACCCAAGTGACCTCCAATCTACTTTACTACACGAGGTTGGTCACTTTGCTTTTTGTGATGATCCTGAACATGGTCCTGGGTTTAAAGAGTATTACGATCTTTTGTTAGATAGGCAGGAATCCATCGACGAGAAGGTCATACCAGATACGTATGAAGAATTTCTTTACGCCAGACCCGTCCGAGAAAACAGATACGAATATACTTGCACTAACTGCAAACATATACTGTTTCGGAAAAAGCGTGTGGAATTGAACTGCTTTCGTTGTAATGACCCTATGTTGGAAAGTCGTATTGTGGCATGAAAAGGGAAGATTTTTTATCAAAGTTCGATTTTCCGAGCTACGTATCTAAAAAGTTTGTGGACAACTATTCTACTTCTAATGAGGACAGGATAAGGGTCCACTGTCCTTTCTGCGACGATAATAAGGGCCACCTTTACGTTTTATTGTCTGCTGGCCTTACTTATTGTCAGCGATGTAAATATGACCCAAAATCCCCTGTAAAGTTCATTTCAGACCTAGAAAATATATCGATAAGTGAAGTCTTGTCTATGGTAGACGATGGGGCTTTTTCTTCTAGCTCTGACTTGGATGTAGAGGATATCGTAGATGGTATTTTTGAAGAAGATCAAGTCGTTGAGTTTACGTATAAGTCCTTATCTTTTGGCACTGAATTTGTGTCGATCTTTGAAGCTGTGGATATCCCAAGCATAGATAATATGTTGGGAGTGTCGAGACGGTACTTGAACATGAGAGGACTAGATGACGAGACCATAAGGAGCTTTGACATTAGGTTTTGTTACCAAGGACAGTACTCCGGTCGAATCGTGGTCCCTTGCTACCATGAAGGGGCACTAGTGACGTTCGTAGCCAGGGATCTATTTGGGGATAGCGACAGAAAATATCTAAACCCAAAGGGTAATAAACAGTCTGACTTCCTTTTCAATCTTGACGATGTAACAGGCGAGACCGTTGTGGTCACTGAGGGAGTGTTTGATGCTATTAGTGCGTCTAAAGTAGCCCCGACTGTGGCGTCCTTTGGTAAGTCTTTATCAAAGAGACAAATAAGTATGTTAAACGAATTTAAGAAAGTTATTTTTTATTGGGATTTGGATGCTTATCCTCAGGTAGAACAGTATTGTAAAAAATTACAGGCGGAATGCTTTGTAGTTTTGCATTCTGATGGTAAAGATGCTGGTGAGAGATCTGCCGAAGAAAATTACGAATTGATAATCAACTCAGTTCCTGTAGATAGTGTCTTGTATCAAATGTTCAAATTAGAACATTTCTCTTGACTAAGGCATCTCTTTAGACTACACTAATAATTCGCTAGTTGTATCTTAGTATACTTGGAGATTAAATTGAGATTGTTGAAAAGCCGTTCTGCGGAAACAAAAAAAGTTAAAATACAGATTTATGTGTCCCCTGTGGATCATAAACACTTGGTCGAAGACAGTGAAAAGTGTGGAATCACTATTTCAGAGCTTGTTCGAAGTTTAATTAGAAAACACTACGACAAGAAGCTTGATAGGATTTGATGCGTCCTGAATGTTTTGGGGTTGAGTTTTACGACGAATCTGGAGTTGAGTGTCCTCACCACGAATGTCTTTTAAGAGATGAGTGTGTGAAGACACACCAGTCTGCGATGGGTCTCTTTGCAGAGAAGAAGTTGAAAAGAGATCAACAAGAAGCGCAGGGAGAGAAGTTAAAGCGAGTCTACAAAAAACAAAGGGATGCTTTTTTTAACAGTGTTATTGAGCGAGGGAATCAGTTTCCAAAGCAGAAAAAAGGTTATAAAAAGCCCGCAAGGTTATTGTACCAAGATGAAGGTTATCCTAAAGATGCGTACATATTTGAGATTAGGGACTTTTTAGATACAAATGGTTTTGAATGTAATGCAACTAAGTTTCTACATTCTTTTTATAGAGATAATGATCAGTTCTTAATCAAAGTTGATTTGCGAAGAAAGAATTCGATCTTGGTATATTTGAGAGACGATCTAGCGCAGTTGTTGAGTGAAAAAGGGGTAAAGTGCAGATCTTTATATGATTCTGAGTTGCCAAATTTTCCAGATTATTTATGTTGGGCGGCTCAGCTTTCAAGCAAATCTGAGTTAAACAGAACGATAGACTGTATGAAACATTGTTACGGGTTAGAGTGATGGTATTAAATAATTTTTTATGTAAAGAATGTGGGACCAAAAGGGAGTACGACTACCGCAACTCGGAGATAGAAAATCTTCGATGTAAAGAGTGTGGTAGTGACCAAATTAAATTACAGCTTTCAGCACCAGCAATAGCAACTTTGAATACGAAAGAACGAATGAACAGCGCACTAAAAAAACGATCAGTAAACGACCACAAAAAGAATTTCGATGACAGACTTGAAGCAGCAAAAGAAAAGTACGACAAAAAATTTATCTAAAGAACAAATCCTGGCGAAAGTATTTGCGTCTATAGATATTCCTAAAGAAAAAGACAGTCGTTATAAATTTACCTTACTAGATAATCTTATAGATATTGATAAGATTTATCGTAAGTTCGCGCAGGACAATCCAAGTCTTATTGCCGTCGATACAGAAACCCAAGGTTTGAAGTGGACGGATAAGATTATTGGCTTGTCTTTCTCCTGGTCCGACTCCGACAATTATTACATACCGTTTAGGCACGAGTGTGATGACCACCAGATGGATATTGAGGATTGTAGAGACATACTTAATGATATGTTTGGGCATGAATCAAAAAAGTATGTGTTTCATAACTACAAGTTTGATTACCACAAGCTTAAGAAAGATGGGATCGTAATAGGTGGAGAGATACATGACACAATGCTAATGCATTATGTTTTGGACGAGAACGAGTCCCACTCTCTTAAAAACCTTGCAGCAAGATTTATTGATGAGAAAGCTCATGAATACGAAAAAATCATTGCCGATATTAGACGAAAGCTTGCGAGGTCTTTGAAGATCAAACTTAAGGACTTTGGATTTGAGCATATACCCATTGATATAATGGTTGAATATGCGTGTAGAGATACGTTGTACACTTTAAAGCTTTTTGAGCACCTTTTGGTGGATGTAGTGGGAGACTCGGACATCTTTAAGGTTTATTTGCGAGAATTAGATCTTCTCCCGGTGCTTTGTTACATGGAGGAAGAAGGAGTTTATGTTGACCAAAACATTCTAATCGAAAAATCGAATGTGTTGGGGGATAAGCTTGAGGTGTTGAAGGGAGATGTTTGGGGGTTAGCGGGGGTTGAGTTTGACTTAAACAGTCCAACACAAATTGCGTCGATTCTTCAGCAGAAAGGGATACATACATTCCAGTACACACCGAAAGGTAAGATGTCTACGGACGCAAAAGCATTAAAGGGTATTTCTGGAAAGTTTCCCTTTATCGCAAAGCTTTTGGAATATAGGGATGGGTATAAAACGAAATACACTTATACGGACCCTTTGAGGGGGCACTGCGATGACCGCTCGTATATACACTGTAGTTATATGCAAGCAGTGGCTGTGACGGGAAGATTGACTTGTAAAAACCCAAGCCTTCAAGTGATACCGAGGAGTACAGGTATACGTAATTCTTTTGTACCGCCAGGTGACGAGTACATAATTGTACCTATCGATTTGAGTCAGGTAGAGCTTAGGATGACGGCGCATTACAGCAACGATAAAATCCTGATGCATGCCTATACGTATGAAGAGGATATTCACACCCGGACTGCGGCAGAAATTTTTGATATTGACTTGGAGGATGTTTCCAAGGAGCAAAGAACTATCGCAAAACCTATTAACTTTGGAATTATTTACGGTATTGGGCCGACGAGATTGGCCGAGACCCTAAGTATCTCTGTTTCTGACGCTAAGCACTATATAGAAAGGTATCTTGAACGCTATGCGGGTGTTGCGAAGTTTATTGAAAAGTATAAAAGAATAGCAAAAAAGGAAGGTTTTGTAAAAAACTACTTTGGCAGAGTTCGCCACCTGAACCATTTGAAAGACTCAAATATTGAGGAGTGGAGGCGTGAGCGATCTTATAGACAGGCTGTAAACTTTGTCATCCAGAGTTCTTCAGCGGATATGTTCAAAATTATCCTTATTCGTTGCCACAAATTATTGACGGGTACGAAGTCTAAAATGGTTATGAACATTCACGATGAGTGTGTTTTTTACATCCACAAAGATGAGTTGTCTTTAATTTTAGAAATTAAAAAGGCTTTTGAAGATTGGAACTTTAAAGTGCCAATTATAGCAGAGGTAAGTTGGAGTGATGTCTCTTGGGGGGACAAAAAAACATTGGAGTTATAAATGAGTGAGATAGACCAGCATAAAATGAATGTGAATGGTAACAAGTTTGATATTACAGATCTTTATCTGAAGTTAAATCCTGTAAAAGATGTGAAGATTGACTTTTCTAACATTCAGGAAGAATTTTTTAGACAGCCTGAATTGGTAGCTGCATATGGCTACCTTTGCTCTGTTGCAGAAAGCCAGGAAAAACAAGTTGAATATCAGCTTGAGAGGGTATACGCCGTGTTGGACCACCAAACGAGGTCAGACTTTGAGGCTGCTGGAATAAAGAGCACAGAAACGAAACTGAAAAACACAATTATTACAAACCCAGAGTATCAAGAATTGAGGCTTGAGTTAATTGAGGCGCGGAAGCAGAAGCAACTTTTTAAGGCAACCTGCAACGCTTTGAATCATAAGCTACAAGCTTTGATAAATGCCGGTGCAGATCAACGAAAAACAACAGTAGAACCAAGAGTCTTTGAACAATAGGAGAAAGATAATGAGTAAATATGAAGATTTTATTAGTCTTGATTTAGGCGAGATGAAGAGTGATGAGCGTCAGTTTGGCAAAAGAAAGCGTATCGACCGCTTGAAAATTCCGGCAGGAGAATCAAAAGTAATTCGATTTTTGAGAGGTCCACGAGATCCTAAATTTTATATTGTAAGGAAGCAACACTGGGGGATCCCCATTGGGATGAGTAAGACTCCACCACTACCTTGTAATTATAGTCATTTTGAGGAGCCTTGTTTTTTCTGTCAGACTGTAAATGACTATTACAATGCAGGGGATCCTAGAAAGCAGGACCTAGCCCGTCGTATGAAGGCAAGTGCATCTGTTATGTCGAACGTGATTGATGTAGATGACCCGCATAATGAAGACGGAACACCAAAGGTTCAGATTTATCAGTACAGTTGGCGTTTATTTTCGGACATCCGTTCTTATTTCCAAAACCCTGAGTACGGGGACTTAACACATCCGATGACGGGTCGTAATTTTAAAATTACAGCCAGTGTTACTTCAAATACAGGTGACCGGGCTTGGACACGATACGATATCCAGGTTGGTGCTAGTCCGAAGGAATTGGTTGTCCCAGAGGCGCTTGATAATTTGTATGATCTTGATGTTGAATTTCCGGTGAAACATTGGAGTTTGGAGGAGCAAGAGCAGATCTTTGAAGGAGTCTTAGATCCTCGTACAGGGTCTCCACAGGTTTCTTTAGGTGGCAACACTACCGAGACTAAACGTATTGAGACTAGCGTTGTTGAGGAGAAACCTGCTCCAGTGGAGGAGAAGGATGAATTCGAACCTGCTGCACCTTCTGAAACTAAAGTTGAGGATGCCGATGAGTGGGATGAAGTTTTGTCCGAAGATTCAGAGGCATCAGAAGGTGATAAAGACATCTTGAAAAAGCTGGATGAACTCAAAAAAGTCGCTCGCGGGGGTAAGGGATGAAATTACAGTCTACCTCTAGAAGTAAGACGAAGTCTGTGAAGAGCGCCGTGTCGGGGACAAAACCCGACGCGGATCTTTCGACCGATAAAGTAAAAGCTTTATCTAAGCTGATGGCTGATGTAAGTAAAAAACATGGAGATGGCTCATTGATGAAAATGGGTGAATCTCCTGTTAAAGATATCGGTGTTATATCTTCCGGTAGTATAGGCATTGATTATGCGTTTGGTATCGGGGGGTACCCACGTGGAAGAATTGTTGAGATTTTTGGTCCTGAGTCCAGTGGAAAAACAACCCTTACATTGCATGCAATCGCAGAGTGCCAACGGGCTGGCGGCGTGGCTGCGTTCATTGATGCGGAGCATGCTTTAGATTTAGCATACGCTACGAATCTTGGTGTGAGTGTTGATGATCTTCTTTTCTCCCAACCAGATTATGGTGAACAAGCCCTTAATATTGTTGAAGACATCGTTAAGGCCGATGTTGTTGATCTTGTTGTTATAGATTCTGTAGCCGCTTTGACTCCAAAAGCAGAGCTAGATGCGGATATGGAGAAGAATCATGTCGGACTTCAGGCTCGTATGATGAGTCAGGCTCTTCGTAAACTCACCGCAATAGTGAGTAAGACAAATACGTGTCTGATGTTCATTAACCAAACCCGTCAAAAAATTGGTGTTATGTTTGGAGACCCGACCACCACTCCTGGGGGTAATGCTTTGAAATTCTACTGCTCTGTTAGAGCGCAGATCAATAGAATCAAGAGTATTAAGGAAGGAGATATATCGGTTGGAAATACTGTGAGAGTTAAAGTTATTAAAAACAAACTCGCTCCACCATTCAAGTCTTGCACCACGGATATTGTTTTTGGAAAAGGCATAGACCGTATGGGAGAAATTGTGGACATGGGAACTGACCTTGGGATTATTGAGAAGTCGGGGTCTTGGTATAAGTACGACGGCAATAACATAGGGCAAGGCAAGAACGCTGTTTGCGACTTTCTTGTTAAAAATAAAGATATAAAAAATATTATTGAAGAGAGACTACTAAAAGAGTTGCAATCAACTACCTGATGTAGTAGAGTAAGGGTATGAAATTGAAAAAAGCCACTATAAATATGGGAAAGACAGTTAACTTGGGCAACTTTGAGAGCGCAAGGTTCGATTTGGCCATCGAAGCCGAGGTAGAGGCCAAAGAGGATTTGAAAGAGCTTGAGAGTGTTGTCTCTGATAGCTTAGACGATATGATTGGTAGAAGGTTATCTTCTATGCTTAAGAACGTTAAGGATAAAGATGAGTTTATATAATATGTGGATTCTTATGGCCATGATGATGGTATCGGGAGTTGATGACCCACACACGGCTAAGGGTATGAAAGAGATGCCTTGTAAGCACGATTACCAATGCGGCCATGGGGATTGCTGGGTCGGTGTCTGTGTTGATGGTGGGTGTCTTGGCTTTCTAAAGTGCGTTTAAATAACTTGGAACATTTTAAATGAAAATATGCTTATTTTCCGATTTGCATGCACACCCGTATTCAAATGGGAGTGTGTTGGAGCATGGGACTAACAGTCGTGTTTTAGACGCTGTTGGTGTTATACGACAGGTTTATACTCACGCGAGAGATTGTGGGGCTAAGTGGGTGTTATTTGGTGGTGATTTATTTGATAGAAGAAAATCTATCGACGTAGACACTTATAATAAGATTCATGAAACTATACTCTCCGAATCTCGTGATGGCGTTAAGAGTATTCTTCTTGTAGGAAATCATGACCAAGCTAATAGGTCTGGCACTATACACGCCCTAGAAAGGTTTAACTCTAGTAGTTCTTGCTTTGTGGCAGATGAACCAAAGTGGTGGTCTCTAGATAAGAGGGCTGGCGTGGGGCTATTTACGATCCCTTACTACGATGATGGGGAAATTATCGCAGCACATGCTGTAGAGGGAATATCAAATAAGCCTGACTGGGTTAAAAAGTCTATCCTATTGATCCATTACGGAGTTCAAGGTGCGAAAATTGGACCTGGGGACTATGTTATTCCGTGTGAGTTGAGTTTACCTATGTTGTGTCCTGACAAATGGGATGTCATATTCAGTGGGCATTACCACATCGGACAACAAATTGGACCGAAGTTTCATTATATTGGGTCTGCCATGCAGCATAGGTGGGATGACGTAGGCTTTGAAAAGTCATTTGTTGTGTTCGATTCAAAGGATATGTCTATTGATAGACAGAAATGTAATGCCCCTGAGTTTTTAGTTGTCGATGACCGTATTGATGTACAAGACGCACATAATAAGTTTGTTCGAGTTGTTAGTAAGTCAGAACTTTCTGAGGCAGATAAAAAAGAGGTATCTGATAAGTTACTTTCTTTGGGCGCACTGAGTGTTGAGTTTAGGTTTACTCCTGAGGATAAAGATATTCCTCTACAAAGGGTGGAGTTATCTGAAGAAAAAGGTTTCTATGGAATATTGGAAGATTACGCAAATTCAGATATAATACCTACTGAAAATTTAGATATTTCAAAGCTTATATCTGTTGGTAAAAAAATTCTTTCAGAAGTCGTAGAGTGATACATGGAACGAGTCTGGCCTCTTGAATTAGCTACTTGTAAATTGTGTAGTACACCTAAGTCAGAGATTGCCTATAGAGGGCGTGGGTTGTGCGATCCTTGTTTTAAAAAGGTTCAGAATAGCGGAGATCTAAGGGCATACAACAGATACCCGGAAGATAGAACGAAAGCATTTGACGGAAGACAGAGGAATTCAAAAGATTTAGCAGACTTAATTTATTGTATACGTAATGTAGGGGTGGAAGAGGTAGCTGACTATCTCAGCATAAGCGGTAGCGTTGTTCGTGAGTGGGTGGAAGACACTGTACCGACCGAGTACATCCAAGATATACGATTGATGAAGAAAGCAATAGCTGATGAAGTTTATGAGTTTAAATACCCAGATTATAAGATAGATCCTTGGTCAAGACCTGGGGATTGCTCGTATGAGGTTTCTATTTAATGGGCGTATTTTTAAATGATCAGACAGCTTTTTTAAAAGTTCACTGTGGAGGACTTCATGTAGAAGAAGTTTTGCAGTGTGCTCTTAACAATGAATCTGGTTATTTTGGTAGAGGGATTATTAGGTGCGACAACAGTAGTCAGTTGTACAATGTTGAGAGAGACTTAAATAAACTTGGTTATAAATATACTAAGCTATCTGACGCAGAGGCGAATGGTTTACTCAATTTACCAGACAAATTTGTAAAAACTTTTGTTGTTGATTGGTATGAGAAGGAATCCAGGGCTTGGGCAGAGTATAGAAAAGGCGGTTATAAGTGATGGAACATCTTTATCTTTGTGTTTGTTTACTTCAATCATTCTACTCAGATTCTTGGAATGATCGGATAGAGAAGAAGATGCCAGATAAGATTTCTACATGCATCTCTGTTATGGACCTGGCTGTTGAGATGGATGCCCCTCCAAACTTGGCTGTTGCTGTGGCATGGCACGAGTCGGGGTTTAATAAGCATGCGGTAAGTAAGGCTGGCGCTCGCGGTCCTATGCAGGTGTTACCTAAATACTGGTGCCCCAACGGTAAGCTGGAAGGGTGTGACCTTCTGGTAGAGGGTATTCGGGCTTTAAAAGTGTATCTAGCAAAGTACGGGGATGAAAAAGAAGCTTTATGCCACTACAATGCAGGTAATAAATGTACCAAAAAATCTAGGTATTATGCTAGAAGGGTATTGGGCACTAAGAAGCGGTTGGCGTATATAGAATCTCTTGTTTTTGAATAATATGTACCAAGATAAAGAATCTTTTGAAGACTTAAAGCGCACTGTCACAGAGGCCATTGAGTTCCTTAAGCGTGAAAACGGTAAGGTTTTAGGCGCTTTTTTGTTAGTGATACTGATCATACTGGGAGCCTCTTTTTACGGATGCTCAAATAAAAACTTATTAGACTTAGACAGTTGTACGACAGACAAACTTTTAGATTGTGTTTCTTCTCATCGCATAGAGACTAGTATTGAGGCAATAAACTTAGTTATTGCTTGCCAAAAAGATATGTGTTTGAGGAGCAGTTCAGAATGCCGGAAGGTTCAGCGTACAAGTTGTGTTATGATTGCGGAGTAATAGTTTTAGATAAATCGTGTCCGATATGTAATAGGCCGCTAGAAGATTGGCCGAATAATTTTATAGAAACAGGTAAACATAAAAGTGGAAATTCAATCTGTAGGAATCAGAAATTTTCTTATAATTGGTGAAGTAGACGCGATTCTTAGCGGTCGCGGACTTACTCGTATTGCTGGGGAGAACCTGGACGACACTACTAGTTCCAGTAACGGGAGTGGGAAGTCTTGTATCTTGGAAGCGGTGTACTGGTGTATTTTTGGGGACACCTTACGCAACATCAGGTCTGCTGACGGTGTGGTAAACAACACAGTGAAAAAGGACTGTTCTGTTGTTGTTCAAATGGTAGATGGTGATACGAAGTACCAAATAGAGAGATACCGAAAGCACACTAAGAAAAAGAACAATCTTTACCTTTACATAAATGGAATTGACTCCAGAGGTAAGGATAATAGAGAAACTCAGGAGTTTATCGAGTCTGTCATTGGGATGGATAAGGTATCTTTTGCCAATTCTATTATCTTTGGTCAGGGTCACAGCAAGAACCTAAAGCGGTTCTCCGAGATGAGTGACGCAGAGAAAAAGTCTACGATGGAGAAGGTTCTTAACATCGAGGCTTTTGCTAGGGCGCATGATCACTCTAAAAAGGCATTGAGTGGCCTTTCCTCCGAGGTAGAAATTCTTAGTAGGGAACGCACACACCACCTGAACAAGATAGAAGATCTTACTAAAAGTATAGTTGAATGTAAGAGGCGAATCGCAGAGGGTGAGCGTGAATTGCTGCAAAAGAAAAAGACCGTAGATGAGGAGCTAGAGTACTGCATTGAAAAGTTGTCCGGCGAGAAAAAAGCCCTATCTGACATGCCTGAAACAAAAGATGTCTCGGATATCGAGGATAGAATTTCTCAGTGTGAGGAGTTAGAGAGGTCTGAAAAGCTGAAAAGGGATAGTCTCACTAAAAGATATCGTGAGAGTAGAGACGAAATCATAGGTCGTAAAGGTAGAATAGACGGCGCTATAGGGTCTTTTAAATCCAGGATAGCTGCTCTTAGCGATGGTAGTGACGCAGGGGAACACTGCAACCATTGTGGGTCTGTAGTAACGGTCGATAGTATTGAGAGCCATAAAGATTATCTTGAGTTTGAGATTGCGGATAACTTGCGATCTGTTAAATCTTTGGCTGAAAAACTAGAGTCTTTGTCTAAATCTTACGAGAGTCGAAAAGCAAAGATAGAAACTTCCATACGGACTGCTAGAGACCTATCTAAGCAGTTTACGAGTGAGTTGATCCATAAAAATAAGATAGAGTCTAAGAAGCAATCTCTTAAATCTCGAATTGAGACATATGCCCAAGAAATAAATTTTCTGAAGAACCGCATTGCAGAGCTTGAAGAGGAGACTGAGGAGGTCCCTTGGAAGGGCGTACTAAGTTCCCAGGAGCGACAAAGAGATGTTTGTAGAGAAAAAATTAAGTCTCTTGACTCTGAAATTGAGGAAAAGTCTGAAGAGATAAATTACGTTAAATTTTGGGTAGACGGGTTCTCTCGAAAAGGTATTCGATCTTTTATGTTGGATAAGGTCGTCCCCTACATAAATGAGAGACTTAATCATTATCTTACCATACTAACAGATGGCGGTATCACTGCAAGATTCAACACCGTAAAACAGTTGTCTTCCGGTGAGTATAGAGAGGATTTTAACCTTGATATTAAAAATAAAAAGGCTTCAGAAACCTACGAGGGTAATAGTGGTGGTGAGAGAAGGCGCGTAGATTTGGCGGTAGCTTTGGCCTTTAATGACTTCATATCGTCCAGGTCTGGCAAGAGGTTTAATATTTTACTTCTAGACGAAGTTTTTGAGGGTGTGGATGCAGAGGGCCTTTACTATGTGATCAAGGTATTGGAAGATCTGGCGCGAAGAAAGTCATCTGTCTTTGTGATTACTCACAGAGACGAGTTGAAGAGTTATTTCAATGATGAAATTGTGTTGCAAAGAAGAGATGGTATGAGCATCTCTGCTTAAGTTTTTTAATTACGGACCTCTAGCTCAATGGTTAGAGCATCCGGCTCATAACCGGACGGTTCAGGGTTCAAATCCCTGGGGGTCCACTAGGAGGTAACTATGAAGTTTAAATCGTTTAGTGTGAATTTTCTTAATGACCCTGTTCCTTTGGATAACGTTGTTAACCAATGGTTGAAGGATGAAGACCTCACTCAGGCTAAGGTTCTTGATGTGCAAATGGATTCTAACATCTTTTCCGTACCAAGAAGCTCACTACCTGGGGTTGAATTGGAGGATGGCGAGAAAGACTCCTCTGTTCCGGTTCAGAACATAACTATAGGTTTATTTTATGAGCCTGTGGAACAAGATGTTGAGGAAGATTCTGAAGATGATTCTGAAGAGTAAGGGGCTGTGGTGGAATAGGTAGACACGACGGACTTAAAATCCGTTAGCCTTAGGCTGTGGGGGTTCGATTCCCCCCAGCCCCACCACCAGCATTGGAGATTGTAATGTATAGAGACTCAGTGAATTCGTCATCGATTAGGTCTATTGGGTATGACCCAGAAAGTAAAAAGATGGAGGTAGAGTTTCTTAAAGGAACTGTCTACACGTATTCTGACATAGCAGAGGGCGTATACAACACCTTGATGACATCAGAGTCTATAGGAAAAGCATTTGCTAGTCTGATTAAGTCTGGCGGATTCTATTACGAGAAGACGGAGTAGGATGTACGGCGTTTTTAAGTTCCTATCTTTTTTAGCGATTTACTATATTTTAGTATCTTTCGTAGACATTTATGGAACTATTAAAAAATATCGGAGACCTTTAGAGCCTAGTGACAATAAAGATAATTCCGTACAGCAACCAAGAGATTTAAACTTTGATTTTAACACTGATCTTCTTGTTGTTTGCGTTATTTATTTATTTTCTTATTATCTAGGCGTGTTTGTTTAACTTTTTGTATTTCTTGACACTACTTTGATCGGTTTTTAGTATTGGGACGATGAAGACTAAAGAACTATCCATAGATGAGGCGAATGATTACCTTTTGGGCCTGTTCCGATCTTTATTAGAAATAGAGAATTTTAGAAATTACATAGACGAAAATTATGTAATAAATCAGTATTTTGACGGAGAAGGGGAAGTTCTTCGTGTAGAGATAACTTTTAAAGATGGTAGTGATGAAATTGAGCAAAAAACCCAGGAAACCCTCCATTGATATAGATATGGATGAGTTTATACTTGGTGTTCCTGACGATGTCGGGACCAACAGTGTACGCTCAAAGGCCGGTAAGAAGGCGAAAAGAAAGGGCGGTACTTTTGAAAGGAAGATAGCTAAGTCTCTTTCAAACTTTTGGGGTACCACGTTCCATAGAACGCCAGCGTCAGGCGGATCTCCGTTAAAAGGCGATTATAACATGGCAGGAGACTTATGCACTTCTGATGAAGAGTGGAAGTTCCATGTTGAGTGCAAGAACCAAGAAGCATTAGCCAAATTTCATACGATTTTTACCAGTAGAAAGTCTGCTGTTTGGAAGTGGTGGAAGCAGACTACTGAAGAGTGTCCTTCTGACCAGATACCACTTCTTGTCTTCACTAAAAATAGAATACCAGAGTTTTGTATGGTCCCAGATTATTTTTGGGAGTCCGTAGATTGGGGTACGCCAAAGTCTCTTGAGTCGAGTTCATATATTCGAGTCGGAGATGTAGTGGTTATTACTTTAAATAGATTTCTGGAAATGGGGAAAGAAAAATGTCTGAAAGCACTGAGTCTAGCCATTCAAGAGAAGAAAAAAGCGTTGGGCATACGGGAATGAAAAAATGCCACAAATGTCAGAGGGTGTTCCTCCATTGCGCTTGTGATACGAACGCTCTGAAAAAGTAGGTTAAAATGGCTAAGAGATACCAAGTTGCAGTTGATATTCAGAATTTGTGGTACTCGTGTAGGTATACACACGGTCCTAATTTCAGAGTTGATTTTAAAAAGTTGTTAGACTATGTGTCAGACATAGCAGAAGAGAAGAACTCATCGGTAAACTGCACTGCCTACATGATAGCTAGTCCGAACCATGACCAGACTAACTTCGTTAACACTTTGAGAGCTTTAGGGTTCAACATAAAGAAGAGAAATCTTCATTTTGATCCTGATAGAAGGAATGCCCAGAATACGAACTGGGACGTTGGGATTACGGCAGATGCCCTTTACCATAAAGATAGTTATGATTCTTTTATACTGGTAAGTGGTGACGGAGATTTCATATACTTACTTGACCCTCTTAAAGATCTTGGTAAAGAGGTGGTAGTTGTTTCTTTTGAAAAGTCATTAAACAAAGCCATTTCTCAAATAGCTGATGAGGTCTTCTATTTAGATGATGATGTTGTATATGACCCCAAGGAGAGGTACAGACAGAACCAGTCACGAGGTAGTGAAGAGTTTTTAGATGAAATTATAGATAGTTGAGATATAAATGGATGCTCCAGAAGAGTTCCCCAGTGTCGGTGGTCTTAAAAAAGAACAGATAGACGCGCTCAGGAAAGAGAACCTGGGTGTTTGGTGCGCTCTAAATAAATTTGATGTAGATCACAAGCCGTTCACCTTCAAAGGCAGAAAGTTTTTGAAGGACATATACCTGTGTAATAACCCGTATATGTCTATCAGGAAATGCACTCAGGTAGGTTTGACTATCTGGATGATTCTGAAAGTTTTACATAAACTAAGGTTTTCAGAGCAGACGGGCAGGATGGTAGCTAGAAAGGGGGGTTTTTACTTCCCGGTTTTTGACTCTGTTGCAAAGTTTTCAAAAGATAGACTTAGACCGCTTGTGTACAGCATACCCGAGTTTAAAGAGGTTTTATCTGGGACTCTGAGTATTGACTTGGTTCAGTTTGGTAATAGCTCTTTGTATCTGTCTTATACTGGCGGTGTGGCTTCGATGGACTCAACGCCAATGGATATATTGTGTCTTGATGAGGTGCGCCTGATGGCCCCATCTACGATTAACCAGCTTGAGGAGCGATTGAGTGGTTGTGCAGACCCAGAATTGTATAAGATTAGTACTGCTGGTTACCCAAATGATGCTATTGATAAAGCGTTTATGTTAGGTACGCAGAAGACGTGGCATACGAAATGCTTCTGTCCTGATGGTATTATATTGTCGGATAATTTTCCTGGGTGTATTGGTTCGAGAACTAATGTTAAAAGTGGAAGACCGGACTATTTTTATAGGTGCCCAAAATGCGGGAAAGATGACTTAGACCCACAAGATGGTGGGTACGTGGCTCACAATCCAACGTCTGAGTACGATAGTTTTCACATCCACCAGATGTTGTCGGCTACAAGGTCTGCAAAACAGGTATGGGAAAGATATATAACCACAGACAATCCTAAAGAGTTTTATAACGCAACGTTGGGAAAACCTTACGTTGACGAGGAGAATGTAGGTGTTACGGAGGAGGAGCTTCAGTCTTGTGTCAATACGGATATAGACTGGGGATCCGATATGAAAAACACTTGTATGGGAGTTGACCAGAGGTCTGGAAACTTACACTTAATTATAGCTAAATTAGTTGATAATAAGCGTAGACTTATCCATGTAGAGGTAGTCGATAACCAGTCAGAGCAATACAAGGTGGATGGTCAGGTGGTGACTCCGTTTAAAAGGCTCTACACTTTGATGCAGGAATATGATGTTGACTTATGTGTTTTGGATGCACTACCAAATGCTAACGAGGCGAAAGACTTTGCCAGAGCATTCCCAGGAAGGGTGTTTCTCTCCTACTACAAAGACTCTCAGGAGATGGTGAAGTGGTCTGATAAAAACTCTAGGACAAAGGGTTCAGACAAGTCTTACTCTAGGCGAAGCAGTGAAGACTTGAAGTTTAAGTGGACTGTTTTTTTAGACAGATACAAATGTATCGAGTATGCTTTGAAGCAGTGGGTAGATAGGAGGGTCGAGTGCCCTCACCCACGAGGACTCGTACAGACAGTACGAAATTTTAAGACTGGAAGTTATGATCCTGAGTTTGTTTGCGAACAATCTCTCTTTTTACACCTAAAGTCGGTCATTAGAGAGCTTGTACAAAGTAAGTCAGACCCAACGAATTATAGATATAAGTGGAACTATCTTGGATTAGACCCCCACTTAACACACGCTTGGGCGTATTGCGTTATTGCTATGGAGAGGAAAAAAAGAACCTTTTCCTTTGAGTTTTTATAGGTTTATATGACACGCACTCCTGTTACAGACCCAAATGATTTAGAAAACATCGACGAGGATGGTAGCAATGCTCGTAGTATGTTGATGAGTCCAGAGGAAGTTATAGAATTACGCCGTATGGAGGTCATTCGGCGTAGGCTCCGGGGCCAGACAGCCGGTACTATAGCTCGCGCTCTAAGTGTGTCTGAGAACACTGTATATAACGATATAAAAGCCATTAGGGACTCTAATCTAAAGCACGTTACTACTTTTGCCCAAGAAGACTTTATTGGGGATACTCTACAGACGTTTCAAAGAATCGAGCAAGAGGCTTGGAATCAGGTAGCGCAATTAGATGATGGCGATGCTCGTAAAGCTAAGTTTTTAGATTCTGTTAGGTCTACTAGAAAAGAGCAGATTAAACTTCTTCAAAGTAGTGGACTTTTACATAAAGAGGCGAATAAAGTAGAGGTTCAAGTCACTAGTGACGTTTTAAACGCTTGGTCTGATGATCAAAAACAAATGGTTGCTGATGCCGTGTTAGACGCGGCTATATTAGATGCAGAAGAGATTTTAGAATTACCCGAATATAACTCTATGCCAAAGGAAGAAGCCGTGTCCTTTGAAGATGTGGCTGATTTTTCTGACGAGTAAATATATAATATACTATGCTTCAACGCTCATTCATCAAATGGCCTGGTGGAAAATACAGGTCCTTAAACCAACTCCTCTCTCTTTTTCCAAAAGATTATGGAACGTATTACGAGCCTTTTTTAGGGTCTGGCGTGGTGTGTCTTAATGTGCTTGGTAAAAAGAAGATTGTTGGAGATATTGAAGCTGATTTGATGGGTACGCACCTACAAGTAAAGAGTGACGTAGATAAAGTTATATCTGAATTAGATTCTTTTGATAATGAATCTGAGGCTTATTACGATATAAGGACTAAATTTAACAGTAGATCGGAGTGTTTTTCCTACAAGGATGCCGCAAGATTTATTTATTTGAATAAGTGTGGCTTTAACGGTTTATACCGGAGGAATAAACGTGGGGGGTTCAATGTCGCCTTTGGGAAGCGATCAGGTAGTCCTCACAAAGACTTCGGTAATCTTAGAACTTGTAGCGGTTTGTTACAGTCTGTTGAGTTTAGGGGTGGGGATTATGTGTCTTGTTTGACCGATGCTGACAGCGGGGATTTTGTATATCTTGATCCTCCTTATCTGAAAGAGTCTGACACATCTTTTACTGAATATAATTCAAATACATTCGGAGTTTCAGAGAACAAAAGTCTATCTGAATTCTGTAGGTATCTTGACTCAAAGGGAGTTTTGTTCGCGGTTAGTAACAATGACTTGTCTTTGATCAGGGAGTGGTACGATGGATTTCGTTTTCATGAAGTCCAGGCGGTTCGGTCTATTTCGCGAGAAGGTCGCTCTCGGGGTAGATATTCTGAACTGTTAATTACCAATTATTAGTTTTTATCGAAGGAGTATTATGCGACTTGCAAAAAATTATGTTAGTGGTTTGAGTGTTAAAAAACATGATAGACGTCCATCTGTTCATATCCGAAGAAATGGAGTCCGTATACCTTCAGCAACTACAAAGAGTCGTTTTCATTTAGACGCTCAAAATGGTGATGATGATTTAATTATTAGAAGACTTCGTAGAAAGTATTCTGTGTCCGTAGAGGACAATGTTGATGCGGTTATTGACGAAATTATTAAGCTGGGATGGGATATCACAACAGTACAGTCTACCGTTGGAGATCAGGCGTTTTATGTAAAAGCTGCCAAGAAAAACGAAGACGGTGAAGAAATATCTGTGGATAGGAAGGCTGTTAGGTTAAAGTTGGCATTCCTACTGGTTCTTCAAGCGATTATTCGGGATTGGGGAGAATGATTTATTTTTGGGTACAATACAGGCATAAGGCAGGACCATCCGGCTACAGGTTGATAGAAGGTAGTATGGCTGACTTTTTGTACTTTACTAACCAAGCATATAGTTGGATATTAAATAACTCATTTTTTACTACTGAGGCCCTTGCTAAGACCTACGCGACTGATAGCGGTTGGACTGTGTTATCGAGCAAAACGGGTTTCGACGCTTATTACTCGGGCTAGACATGGTTGATATAATAAAAGAAAAACTTTCTGTATGTAATCCTGATGCTTTGTTTCTTGACGGATTTGATGATGCTTTGGTAGGTGTTGGTCGAAGAACTGGAATGCTTGACGTTGCGGTGTACGACTATACTAAATGCGTTAACGTCATGGTTGAAAGGGATGGGTCATCGCACGATGATGCGGTGGACTATATGGAATATAATGTTACTGGTACTTACGTTGGTGAGAACGGTCCAATAGTGGTTGAATTAGATGTCTGTGACTAAACAAACTTTAGTAAAATACTCTACCGATACGTCGGGCAGTGTTTCTTTCTCTTTGGAAGAGGAACAGAACGTTGCCATTAGGTATTTTGTTAGAGACAGTAGTGGTAAAACTGCTGATGCAGGAAGTGTATCAACCGCGAAGGTAAACGTGTACGGAGCCATAACTGGGTTTGAGTCCGACCGAGGTTCAATAATCACCGGGGGTGATCCTGACGCTGGACGCGCCGCTACGGACGCATTATTTATCTTTAGTGAGGATAGCCATACATCATCACTTAAACATTTTACCAGGATCACAGTTGCATGGAGCGATTTAACTGCTAGTTCTGATATTAGTATTGTGATCAGCAAGTTTTAACAGGTTTATCAAAATGGAAAATATTCAAGATAGAAGGGAACGCGCTCGTGTGGCGTTAAACGCCATAACTTGTCAAAATACGACAAACTCCAACGACAAACAGATGTTCACACACGCCATAAGGGACTTACTCCACCTTGGAGACGAATTGGACGTAAAACCTTACGAGGCTTTGATGGACGGCTGGAAAGAGTGGTTAAAGGAGAGAAATGCTTGCTAACGTGCATAGCCTTTGGGGTTGGTTGAATAGACATATGTATATGACTGTGTTTGTTCTTGCTTTTATCACCGACTTTTGGGCTAACTGGTACAGCTATGCAATCAATCACGATTGGATTGTATTACAGGCTTTTCTTGGTGTTGCGTTGCCTTTTTTGAACCTTCCTAGTGTTCTATTTTTCATAGATCAAAAGGATCTCGTTGTTAGAATTAAACTTTGCACTGTCACTGCCGTGGCTATGTCTCTTGGTTCTACCCTAATGCTGCTTATGGTCAGGGCTGGAATTGGGGTAGGTAACGACATGATCCCGTGATTTAGTAGTTAAAAAGATATATTTTTCCTTGATTGTGTATTCTTGTTAGACTACTATATTTATATGCTGCCCTCTTAGCTCAGTTGGATAGAGCATCGGCCTTCTAAGCCGAGGGTCAGTGGTTCGAGTCCACTAGAGGGTACTAACTTGTATTTAATTAAGAGGTTAATTTGTAATGTCTAGTAAGCCATGTAAAGAGATAGTTTTGCGTAAAAATGATGTGTCGGATTCTGAGGCGCACTATGACGTTTTAGTATTTGGGGATGTTGTAGGTAGTGTGTTTAGAAAGGCTGTCAAATTAGAAAGGCATAGTAGACCAAAGGTAACCTGGCTTCTTGATTTAAAAGATAACGCTAGAAAAAAAGAATTTTCCTCTGTTAAGCATGTCCGCTCTCACATGCTTCATTGCATGATGAATGGCGGTTGGAATACGGAAGCATGACGGGGAAGATATCTTTTGATACGCTCATGAAGCACAAAGGGCACGATATACAGTGTGTTGTATGCTATGAGGGTTTGTCTGGAGAGTTTACTTGTTTTGTTAACGAGAGGGTCTTGTGTGTTAGGTTAGTATGTGAGACTTGTGATGACGTGTTGTGGGAAGAGAAGAACCCAAGCCCAGATGAGTTTCCGCAAAGTTTTTAAGAATGGGGATTATGAAACGACCAAGAATGACTAAAGGTGTTGCCAAAGGGCTTCTCATGATGGAGAAGATGTACGAGGTTGTGTTTGATAATGCTTTGGGAGATTTATTTGAAGAGGCCCTAGAAGACGCAGAGGACGCCGTTAAGTCTGGTAAATTAGATAGCGTACCCTTACTAGATATTGAAACTGCAAGAAATTTTATACACGACATGAACGAATACTACGAAAGTAAAAATAAAAAAGATACTTAGTAGTGTTAAAATTTACTTGACAGGTATTCTACACCTTGTTATTGTTCAGTTCATAGAGGCAGGGCTTGTGAACTTCCCAACGCCACAAGATGCAAATACAAAGTGGGCGATAGGGTGAAAGGCCCTTATTATTTGACTTATATAAATACGACAGGAGATGTTATGTCTACTCAAAAAAGCACAGCAAAAGACGCGGTAAAGACCCTTTCTGACTTCTCAAACGTGATGTGTCTGGAAAGGACTGAGTTTGCAAAAGAAGTGATGCGAGAGCACAAAACCCTGCAACAAAACATTTTCTCTTTGTTTTTACGAACCATCGAAGAGTGGTCAGAACAATCCCATTTCGATTCCAGAAATGAGTTCACTGTTAATAAGTCAAAGGAGATTATGAAACTGTTCCCTCACGGAACACAAACCCCTTTCATTTAAGAGTTAGTATGAAGCGTAAAGTGACACCTGTGCAAGAAAGCGTACTCCGAGAAGTTTATGAAAAAGGACAACTGTCTAAACCCAGGAGTACTTTAGAGAAGCTACATAAAAAAGGTTTTGTGACAGGTAAGCGTCATACAGGATGGACCATCACACCTTTGGGTGAGCGTTGGTTAACTTTAAAGAATAGGTGATTTATGACAGACAATCCTCCTAAGTATTATGTATATGATGGATTCGGACCCACAATAGAGTTTGCTGAGTCTCTCGGTTGGGTAGATAAGTTTTCTGATGGTTCAGACCCAGATTACTGCCCTGAGATGGCAGACGATATCGAGCAGTCTGCTTTGGACTTTATATCGGATCAAGGTTATAGAATAGTTTAATGACATGAGCATACCGTGTGTCGGATGGTAGTATTTGCGAACCATCCTCCATTGAAGTAGTAGCCCCGTCCGGTAACATGGCATTAGCGTTTGAAACCTCCTTGTTGAGTTTGTGTTGTGTGGCAAAGAAACGGGTGAAACCGGGCATTTATTTACGAGTACCAAAATAAGTACTTGACGTAGACTACCTGTTTTTATATTATACGTGTATAAAGTATAGGGGTAAATAATGAAAAAGAATCACTATGGGTTTGATTACAAGTGGATTGAAGATCACACCGAGAAGTTTCACATGGACGTGGAGTCTAGGGTGGAGGCTTATTTTCATATTGACAGGGATGCGTCTGGGAAGCCGACCAATATCTCGTTTAGTCACTGTAGGTTTAAGTTGTGTGAAGACGGCTCTGGGCATGTTACCTGGGGTCCCGCCCTAGATGTAAAAGAACTGGGAAAAGAGTTCGTTCAGAGCGTTGAGGCTCGAATGCAGGAGTGGTCTGCTAACGGTGACTTGGATGAGGAGGAGTACAGGCCCATAACTTATGATCAAGCAAAAAGAATCACTGAAGAAGTTTTTGAAAAATTTCTATCAAAGGGTGGTGAAGAATGACTAGACACAACTGCCTTACTGGTTATGAAGTCTTTGCAGTCATTGCGCCAAAAACGACTGAAGAGTCATGGTGGCACAATGATATTATGCATATGTTTTTTCCAGACTATGACACTGAGATTAAGTACACGAATGCTCTTGCTTTACTCGACTGGGATATGCTTTGGGATGCATGTCACGCCCAGCGTTTTTCTGATCCGAGTGACGCTGTGTTGAGTCACTGTCTTCCACCGTTTGAAGTGGGAGGTGACGTGTTGTACCAAAACCTTGATGATGCTATTTCTGAAAAGAATAAATTTATTGAAAAACATCAATCCGACAGTAACGACCAGAGAGTGCTCTGGAAAATATACAAAGTTGTTCGATATGAAGAACTTCCAAAGGATGGGTTTGGTTGGCCTAAACAGTCTGAAGAAAGGGTTTTGGTTGAGCAGTCAGACTTTATTGACTCTGTCGAGTATCACCAGCTTGTACATGGGTTTAACGTCGATGTGAACCGTGGCAAACATCCTAAAATCAAAGAGTTTGTACGTAAACTTTCTACTCAGGTTTTTGAGGAGTCTTTCAAACCAGTCGTCGATGCTCATGTACGTCAGAGGCTTTTAGCCACTGTCTTGTGTCGTACAGCTTTTGAACAAGCTGGAGTTTCTAAAGACAAGTTTCCTGAGTTAAAAAAGAATGCTTCTATGTGGGGGTTTTTACCTGATGCATGGGATTGGTTTTCCGCTTTAGGGACCGACTATCGCACTTTTTTGAATAGTCCAGAATATAACAGTGCTCAGAGACACGCTATGGAGTTCTTGGCATGTGCACATGTAGGCGACTCAGAACTGGGTTTAAGTTCCACTATATTGGACGAGTTCAGTGAAGATGTATTTTCTCCAGACAGGCTTGGTAGAATTGCTGCTCTACATGCTTTAATTTTAAACAAAACTATTGATAAAGATTACGTTTTAGAATTCATGAGGTCTTTGATTGTAGAAAGGCAAGTCAATGCGCCTGTGTACCATCAATGGTTAGACCTAGATACGCTTTTCTTTGGTATGTATAGTCCAATCAATAGCCAGGATTTGAGGTGATTTTATGTTGATGCAGGATAATCGGATTGTCAAAATTCTGAATGAAAGACAGGTCGTTGTCAAAATGGGGGAATGGGGATTGTTCCTCGTTAGTGAATCCCTACTAGGCGATGAGACCTTAGTCTTTGACTATGTCGAAGGGTCGAAAAGGCTCGGATGGGAAGTTGATGGGGCGAAAGACGTTAAGGTTGGTGACTTCTTAACGGAAATGTTGCGGGATGATGAATGGATGCCCAACAGACAGGCATGCGTTACGGTGTAATATCTAAATAGTACTTGACAGAGACTACCTGTTTTTATATTGTGTGTGTATAAACAAGGAGGTTTTCGTGTTACTCAATGGTTCAAAAGTAGAGAAGGTTATATCAGAGCCTAGTTCTGAGGACGGAACATTCATCGTTCGTGGTCTTCATCATCGTGCTTACGACCGTGGTGAGGTAGAGCGACCTTCTACGTTTATATGTGAATGTGATACTGAGGAAATGGCTAAAGCTATAGCCGAGACTTTACACAGACAGGTTAATGGTGGTTGTCGCCACGGTGTATCTTGTCATCTTTGTGGTTGGTAGGAGGTTTGGAATGAGTGGTAGGTCGGTGAAGACATGGATTTCGTTTGAGATCGAGGTTGAGGTCGATGGTGTTATTCACGCGGGAGATCCGGGTGACTTCTGGCAACCTGAAGATCCTGGGGAGGTAGAAGTTACTAAGGTTTCTGCTACATATTCAGACCCGTATATTCGTACTAAGAAAGTTTACCCAGAGATACCAATTCGTCTTTTAGAGAGTTTATCGCCAAGTTTTACTGAGCTTGCAGAAGAGGCTTTGGTGAAGCAAGCGGAGGATGATGATCAGAATGCCAGAGAGGAAGCATACGAATCTTCTTTGCAGGAAGATTAGTATTATTCTTGGATCAAAACTTGGTTGATTGTAGACTCCCGGTAAAATTGCTGGGGGGTGATAATGACAGATCAGATAATCTCTCAAATACTAGACTTTGGTGCTCTTGGTTCTTTTGCGGCTTTTCTTGTTTGGCAGCATATCAATATGCAGAAGAAATTTGAGAAACTTGTCGCTTCTTTTCAGTCTCAATTAAAAGAGATTGACGCTGGTTATGAACGTAGGATAGAGGTTATGCGTGAACGATATGATCGTGTAATATCTGATATCCGAAAAGACAGCAGCGATAAAGAAGGTAAGTTATTAGATCAAGTTCATGCTTTACAAGGTCAGTTGCTTTCAAGAGAAAGAGAGTCTTTGTTTAGGTTGAAGGATAAATAGAGTCATGCTGGTTTCACCACTGGCTAGTCGGGGGTTACTACACCTGATGATTGAAGTGGGATAGTTACCCATAGGTTATTCGTACTTACATAAATCGGACCTGTACGAATAGCAATAAGTTCCTTACCCAGGTCGGGTCGGCGAGGATGGCGTCGTGAGTGAGAACGGGTGGAGACATTTGACTGAGCTACTTGGATCGTAACGCCGAGTTATTCATGAGGACGAAGTGGACGTAAATACCGCTGAAGTGTCTGGCATGATCGGGAGTCGCTGAAACTTAATC